AATAATGGATTAACGCTTAAACAACAGTTTAAAAGGGTGATTACAGCAGCCCTAGCTGCTGGCATAGCTTGGTTTGTCTTGGAACAAACTGATGTTTCATCTTTAACTAAGGCAATTACTTATGGGATTATTGGTGTAATAAGCCCAGAGGTCATTAGTGGGATAGTAAGAATGGGCGAAAAATTTGCTAAGAACCCAGAAAAATTTCTTAAAAAATGAGACCAAAGTTTATTGTTTACTGTTTAGCTGCTATTTGTTTAGCCTTTGGTTTCAAGGGGCTAAGTCTTACGGAAGATATAAATCAAACCCTCGCAGAGAATGCCCGACAATCTGAGTCGTCTATCATGGAAATAGGTATGTGCTTTGATTGGTATGGCGTAATCATTGTTGATTCTGTTGTGAAGACCTCTCACGGTCAAATAACACCGACAGAAATGGTAGAAATTTTAAAAGAAGAAAGCGGCTATAAGGATGAATATCTAGAAGGATATAAGAAAGATATAACACCAGATGAGGTTGAATATGCCGACTTTGTGTTTCAACAGGAAAAAAAGATAAGTGCTTATGTTAATGAGTTAATAGAGTGGGGCAATGCTGGTGATACAGACAGTATCAAAGAGTCCATTCCAAGAATGTATGAGATGACTGATCCTACAATTGAGGCTATCAATAACATTATGGACACAAAAATGTATTACAATGAAGAACAATCTGAAATTCTTCATGGTAAAATTAAAACATTTTCTGATTTTATGATTTTAGCAATCGTCTTATCAGTTGTAATGTCAATTTGTGCATCATTTAGCAAAAGGTGTAGATGAACTTTAAAGGCAAAAAAGAAGTAGTAAAAGCTGTGCAGAAACTCCTTGGAGTCTCTGCTGATGGTGCTGATGGACCTGTAACTTGGAATGCTATTTTGGCTAAGTTGTCCACCAAAGAGACTGTTGTCTCTGGTGGGAGTGTAGCAGAGAAAATGGTATCCTTGGCGAGAGAAGAAATAGGAGTTTCCGAAGTTGACGGCAGTAATTGTGGGCCAAGAGTAGATGAATATAAAGCTGCTACATGGTTAGACGCAGACAAAGGTTGGCCTTGGTGTGCTGCTTTCATCTGTTGGCTTGTGAGAGAAGCTATAGAGGGAGAAGATGTAAAATTCAAGAGACCTAGAACTGCTGGAGCTTGGGATTTTGAAAACTGGGCCAAACAACAAAGCGCAAATGGAGTCGAGCTTCGCAAACCTACAAACGAAGACATTAAAGCGGGTGATATTGTTGTATTTACTTTTTCTCACATTGGATTAGCTGTAAAGGACGCAGACTCAAGTGGTTATGTAGTTACCATTGAAGGTAACACAAATGGCGCTGGAAGCAGGGAGGGTGGCTCTGTTTTAGAAAAGAAAAGGCACGTTTCAAAAATCAGAAGTAGAATCAGAATTGTTTAGATTTTTTCATTTAAATAGTATATAATGGCATATACTAGACTAATGCAAAAAGTCAAAATTAAAGTAAGTAGGTATGACATATTTGATTATGTCACTAGTCGTTCAACTTTTGACCCTATCGAAAAATGCATTGACCCTTTAAGATACGAGGTTTTTGATACATTTATTTACGATAGCAAAGAAAAGAAAAACATAACTCAGGATGAAAAATTCTGTAAGTTTGAGTGGGAGCTAACAAAACTTAGAAATAATGCTCGGCACATGCAGCCTGATGAAATAGACAGGATATGTGAAGAGCTTGAGGAGATAGCTCCAGATTCCCTTGATTTAAATTAGTTATGAGATTTGGGATAGATATTGAGGGTCATAATGGACTTGGGGATACAGTTCAATTCACAAATATTCCTGAATATTTCTACAAGGTAACAGGCGGCGTAAAATTAATCGACATAAAAAAAACTTGGGTTTTTGATCACAATCCATATGTATTGAGAGACGTTCATGATTTCCCTGTCTTCAAACAGCATGACGAAAATGGGAACCCTTGTAAACTACCTGTAGTATATGACGAGACATTTAAAGCTAATCTTTTGTGGAGGACAGATGGTAATGGTCAAAAGGATGCCACATCTAGATCTTACTGGTTTTCCCGTGCTATAGGTGTAGAGCCTAGAGATCATATTGAATTAGATTTACCTAGAGGTCCACGCCTGTATAAATACGAAGATCCAAAAGAAGTTAATCCTACTCAGATAGCTATTCATATTGGACCTAGTAACCATCCGCGCAGAGGAGGGGGTGAAGGTAGGTATATACCTAAAAATGTCTTAGAAAGAATAAAACTAAGATACCCAAATTATGACATCATACAAATAGGATCGCTAAATGATCATGAGTCTGAGTTTATAGATAAGAGAGGCGCTGAAATTTGGGAGACTGTAAAAATCATAGCTCAAAGCGCGATATTTATAGGGGTTAATAGTGGCCCTATGCATATAGCTAATTGTTACCCCCATATCAATAAAAAATATATTATTACTTCCACTGTAGAAAACGAATCTGTTGAAGATATTACTCAGTTTCTACCTTTAGTTGGGGAGTCTTTTGATAGAATGGAATGGGCAGGTTGGGTTGATCATGGTTGGCAATACTACAATACAAAAGATTTTGATATAGGCTGCACTTACTCTTACAAAAAAATTTAATGCAAAAAATAGGTATACAAATGAGTAAGGGCAACATGCCCGATAGCGAAGATGGAGGAGTGGGTGATAAAATTTGTTGGTCGTCACTACCAGAAGCGTTTTACAAATGGTATGGCGTTAAATTAATAGATGTAAAAAATTCTTGGATATTCGATCATAATCCATACATTTTGAGAGGAGAGAAAGGAGAAGATAACTATCTTGCTCCTTTAGAGATTAACACAGAGGAAACAGGCATAGGTATGCCTATTTTGTTCTCTTATCATGAGGACTGGCCAATTGCTTATAAAGCTGCAAACTTTCATTTAAAACACGAAGGAGAAATTAGAAACTTGTTTGTCCTTCCCCTACATACAACACACCATCAACTCATCGGTGGATCTGGCAGCAACACACACTTTCGTCATGCTTGTGCAGACATACAAGACTACGCAAAACCTGAGCTTGATTTTCCCAGAGGGCCAAGACTTTACAAATACGAAGATTCAAAAGTTAAGCCAAGTCAAGTAGCCATACACATTGGGCCAAGTCACAGTATGAATCAGTTAATACCTGATTCAATAATTAAAACAATATCTGAGAGATACTCTAACTATGACATTGTGCAAATCGGAGGGCAAAACGATGCTCCCTCCCCGTTCATTGACAAAAGGGGAGGTTCTCTCTGGGACATGACAAAAATTATTGCGGAAAGTTCTATTTTTATAGGTATCAATAGTGGACCAATGAATATTGCGAATTGTTATCCACATATTAATAAAAAAATAATTTTAATTCAAAATGAACTCCTATCTCTTGATGGTATAATGAGGTTTTATCCTAGAAATACACAAAAATATGGGACTGCGGGATTTGAGGGATGGGTTGATTATGGCTGGCAATACTATAACAGCACCGAATTTGATTTAGGAGCTACTTATTCCTACAAAAGAATATAATTATTCCCCTGCACTTGGGGTTGTGTAATATAATATATAAGCATATAATTAATTATGGACACAATTATTCAATTAATTCAGGATAATCCTTGGTGGGGAGTAGTAGCTTCTGCTGTTGCCCTCGCTTCTGCCATCACTGCTGCAACCCCAACTCCGAAGAAAGGGACTTTCTGGGCTAAAATCTATGCTCTGATTGATTGGGCGGCTTTAAATATTGGCAAGAGTAAGGATAAAGGGGAATAAATTTATTCCTTGAATAATCAAGACAACAGGCTATAATACTCTGAATGAGTATTGAGCCTGTTTTTAGTCGTTTAGAAGTCCATCCAAAAGGTTGGGGAGAAGAACTTTGGATTACCAATAACAATAAGTATTGTGGTAAAATTCTTCAATTCAAAAAGGGTGCATCTTTTTCCATGCACTACCATATAAAAAAAGAAGAAACTTGGTGTGTTACGAGGGGGGCTTTAAAGCTAGAATACTTTGATCTAGAAAAAGCAGAAAGAAAAGAGAGAGAATTAAGGGAGGGTGATGTGGTTCATTTAAAACCATGTGTTCCGCATAAGCTTACCGCAATGGAGGAATCTAGTGTTTTTGAAGTTAGCACTGAACATTTCAATGAAGACTCTTACAGGGTAGAAAAAGGTTCCTCTCAAAAATGAAGTTTTTAGTCATAGGGGAAAGTTGTAGTGATAGATTTTGCTACGGTAAAGCTGAGAGGCTTTGCCCAGAAGCTCCAGCGCCAGTTTTTATACCTGAGAGTGGGGTCAATAATTTAGGTATGGCGAGTAATGTATATAGAAATATACTTGCTATTGATGAGAGCACCAACAAAGGAATTCCGTATAGGAATAAAGTAAACCTGTTTACCAATGAAACAGAGGGTCATAAAACTCGCTACATTGATATACAATCAAATCAAATGTTTTTAAGGGTTGACACGGACAGTTACTCTCATTGCGGCTCATTACCTGATGACATAGAAGAGTATGATGCTGTTATTGTATCCGACTACAACAAAGGTTTTTTAACTGATCTAAACCTTAGAGAGATAGCTCACAGAAGTAAACTTTCTTTCTTAGACACTAAAAAAGATTTTAATATTGATTGGTCAGATCATTTTACATTTATAAAAATAAACGAAAAAGAGTTTTTAGAGAATGGCTGGAAGCATAGAGCAGAAAATGTAATTGTCACAAAAGCGTCTAAAGGTTGTTGGTATAATCACAAAGATTACCCAATCAAAAACCCATCTGATGTAAGAGATGTATCTGGAGCGGGTGACACCTTTCTTGCTGCGTTTTCATATTCTTATACAGCAACAAAAAATGTAGAAACTGCTATAATATTTTCTCAAGATTGCTGTCAACGAGTTATCAGAAAAAAAGGTGTGACCACCATATGAAGCACAAAAAAATAATTACATATAAAGAACTTTTGCAAGAAAGGAAAATGGCTAGAGATATTGAAGCTTTTGGAATAAAAAAGTTTTTTATATTTACTAATGGATGTTTTGATTTGTTCCATGCTGGTCATGCTAGCTTGTTAAGTTCTATGAAAAATGCTTGTAGCCTTAACTCTAAATTAATCGTGGGAGTTAACGGGGACGCTAGCGTAAAATCACTAAAAGGAGAAAGCAGACCAATAATGTCTGCTAAGCAAAGAGCTTATACAGTTGCTTGCCATGAATCTGTTGATTGGGTTTTTATCTTCAATACAAAAACTGTAGCCAAACAATTAAAAGAGTTGCAATTTGATTTTTGGTGCAAGGGTGGAGATTATAGCGAAGAGTCTTTAAATAAATCAGAGGTAAAAGCAAAAGGGGATACTATACTTAAGTTTATACCCTTTGTTGAAAATATAAGTAGCACAGCTATAATAAATAAAATAAAAAATGACTAAGCAAATAGCATTACCTTACTACAGCGCAGAGATGCAAGATTTATCTGCGTTAAGTTTGGTGGGAGATTCTAAATCCTCAGACCCAAATATGTTTTTGGATATAGGTTGTGGCAGACCTAAATATTGTAACAACACAATGCTCCTTGAGGAAAATGGTTGGGAAGGAATTTGCGTAGACATAGAAGACTTTTCAGAGGAATTTAAAGAAAAAAGAAAAACACCCTTTTACCAACTCGACACAACAAGTGATGAGTTTATTGAAAAATTAAAGGAAAGTTTCCCACGGAAATTTATTCAATACATATCTTTAGATGTAGACGTAGCTTCCTTGGCTACCTTAGAAAATTTACTAAAAAATGGCTTTCAGTTTGCTTTTATGACCTTTGAACATGACTACCATTGGGCTTTAACATATGCGAGAAGGGTTGCGTATGATAAAGCAACAGAGTGGGGATGCGAGGGTAGAACTAGAGAACAAGTTGAAAATTGCAAATTTAAGTCTAAATCTCTTTTAGAACAAAAGGGATGTAGCCTTCTTTTTGAGAATGTCTCTTTTCATGAAAAAACAACAGGAGATGTATTACACCCGTGGGAAGATTGGTGGATTAACCCTAGCTGTTTTAATTATTATCATTTGTTATTTTTAGAATCTCTTACAAGTAAAAATATACATTTTAAAGAATGCTATAAAAGAATAAGGCTATCTAGAGGGGAATAAAAACATGGATAAGAAAAAAACATACATTGTGGACATTGACGGGACAATCTGTAGACATGATAGCAAATCAACCCCGTATAGTCGAGGTAGACCAATAAAAGAAAGAATAGATTTCTTCAATCAGTTATACGATGCTGGTCATACAATAATTTATTGGACCGCCAGAGGAGGGAATAGTGGGGTTGATCATAGCGAGCTAACTGAAAAACAACTAAATGAATGGGGGGTTAAAAGAACAGAATTAAGAATGGGGAAACCATCCTATGATTACTGGATTGACGATAAGGCTTTTAATGTGCAAGATTTCTTTATGACGGATGTGAGGACAGGAGAAACAAAATCAATGACTTTATGATATCAGACAAGGCTAAAAATATGTCTTCCGCAGGACATATTAAAAAATCAATAAATACAGGTTACGAGGGACAACAAAGATTTTACG